CTTCACCACACGATCTGTGGAGGCAATCAAACCAAGTTCCGTGAGTTTCCCGTAGGAATACAGTGTTGATAAAGAGTCTCGCTTTCGCGTCGCTCCCTACCCCTCTGCCGAAACAATTAATTGAAAGTTCGCTTTCGCTCGGTAAAGATGACAACCCGTAGGTCCCATCAACGTCCTTTCTGGGGAATTCCGCTTCCAAAGTCCGACAAAGGGCAAGGTGTTTGGATCAACTCCATACCTCATCCCTGGTCTTTCGACCCGGTCCTGTTTTGAGAGTCCTACCCTCCTACAAAAGGGGTGGATTCAGTACAACGTGTAATATTGTGCGACAAGAACAGGTTTTCCTTCCATGTTCATGCCAACAGAGTCACGCAAGCGACACAACCAAGGTCGCCGCACCAGACTCGACCACCAATGTTCCAGCGGCTCCTGTCAACGTCAACTGAATCTGAAAAGTGTCAGTTCCATTGCACGGAAGGACTCCAACGAGAGTCAGGGTAACCTGAGGTCCAGCAGCAGTGCCGGCGAAAACGCCGCCCACCTCTATTGGCGAACTCAGAGTTGCCCCATTCTTATAGAGAACCATCAATGCAGTAAACTGCTCATTTGAAGAGTCAGAAACGTAAACCGAGGCTTCGATGCGGTAACAACCAGCAGGTGGCGTGAAAACTCCGGAACTCCCGGCTCCGATCCCCAAAGGATCGTAAACGAGGTTATTCCAGTTAATCGCTGCCCCCGTACCAGTCGCAAACGACTGATTCGAAGTTGCTCGAGTAAACATCGACGTATACAAAGGTGCCGTGGCCGTCGAGGGATCGTTCTGAGGAATGAAGAACTCGAAATCGTAGTCAATGAAGACCTTCCCGATCGCGGAAGTTCCAGTTTCGTTGTTCGAACACACCGAAACTGTACCAACATCAAAAGTTTTGACATCACCCGCAACAGCAGACTGACGCACGAAACGACGAGGCCCAAGGCCCATCATCGCCGCGACATCCATCCGAAGGACGAACGGATTCCAACAGGGACCAATCACGGTCCCAAAGTTGTTAGCCGCCTGAGCTTCGG